ACTGGAGAGATTCTCCAGTGGGCACGTTTACATCTAGTGCAGGTAACGTGCCAGGGAGCGTCGAAGGCTCATGAATCGCCTTCAGACTTGGTGACGGCCTCGGGGCCGTCCGGCTGCGCCGGTGTTTCTGGGATGGAAGAGGGATCGGCGACGGCCTGGTAAAGGCCGAGCGCGACGCCCTCTTCGTAGTTTTCTGCGGGAGTTTCGCAGAAGAGGAGGAGCTCGCGAGGGTCATTCGAGAAGCGAGCTCGTAGGGCAGCGGGGAGTTCGTAGAACGCATTGCGCGTCTCGACGATCCGCTGCCACTGGGTGTTTGCGTCAACCGAAGAGTCGAAGGCTCCGAACCTGGGTTCGATTGGGTTGACGGGGGGCTTGAAGCCCTGGTGAGTGAGGCGGGACATGATCGTATTGATATTTGTTTCGTCCCGCATGGATTGCTTGGTCCGCGAAGGCTTGTCTGTGGTCCAGCCTTTGCTTGCCGGAAGATTGAGTCGATCTTTGATCATGGTGTATGCCTTTCGTTTGAATCGTTGGCGTGGTCCATGACCAGGCCGTGGGCCTTTGTTACCGGCGTCGTAGTCGTTTGAGTGTTTCGCGTTCCTGCGCAGGTGTGAGCCGCTGAGACTGCGGCTCGGTGGAATATGGTTTGTTCAATTGGGTGTCGCCCTTGCGACCTGGAGAGATACCGAACAGCTTGTCGAGTTCTTCCTCCATTTTGTTTTCTTCCCATTTGTCCTTTGCTGAGTTGAGCTTGTCGCGCAGTTGCTCGACCAGCCAGTCTTTGAAGTCGGCTTCAGCTCCAGCAAAGGGAATTTCCTTGCGGATCAGATCCGCTTCGAGATTGGTTTTGCGGTTTTGCGCTTGAGTCAACATTTCCGTCGCGAGCATATTATTCAGTTGCTGCTTCTGCATCTGAGCAGCCAGGGCGCTCGACACAGTCTTCGCACCAATGTCGCCGGGAATGTTTGCCATAGCGCCCGAGGGTGTCGATGCTCCGCCCTGTTTGTAGGCGAGCATCGGGTTGAGGCCTGCGGCCTTCATGTCTTTCATCGCCCGTTGATAGGCAGTGTTAGACATGCGCTCCTGAAAGGCCCGTTGTTTGCCGGCCTGACGGGCGGAAGCGATGGCACCGCCGATACCACCCGCCATAGTGATACCGGCGGCTCCCACGCTACCAGCGACGCTCCCCAACGAGCTTAAGATGCTCACAGTCGCTTAAGACCCGGCGTCGAATAAAGCGGGACGGGCCGGACGCAGTTGTAGGAGAAGTAGAAGTCGCCGATGAAGTCAGGTTCGGTCGTGACTGCATTGATGCGGAAGAACGGAGGATCCTCGCTAATGAAGTCCTCATTGAGGACGGGAGGCGTGGAGAAGTTCTGGGCCAGGTGCCAAGTGTCCAAGGATTGGGTTGCAGAAGACCGAAACCTTCCGGTGATCTGTGAAGGCTTGTAGCGGTACTCTGCGTAGCGTTCCTGATATCCGAAAACGATGTCATCGTCGTCTGTCCCAAGGGCGAAGAGTTCTTTCTGGAGCACTTCTTGCTCGCCAAGAAATGCCAATGCGGGCCAGAAGTAGTCATAGCGAGTAAGCCTCGACCAGCTCCTGTCCAGGCCTTGCTGGTAGTTGAGGTCTGCGTAGCAGCAGACCAGGCCGAGGATGATTTGATGCTCGGTAGAAGTGTACGTGAAGAGTCGCGAGGATTCGCTGGCCGTACCGTAGGCAGCGAGATTGCCCTGGGCAGATACCGCATCGTCGGTTGCCGACGTCTGAGGGACCGGGTTGATATTGATGCGGGTGGTTTTGCCCCCTAGATATTCGGGGCGCATCTGCCGGGAATCGGGACTGTCGACGTGAAAATGGGCTTTAATCACCTCGGTATAGCGGGTGCCCCCGCGGGCGTCGGTCTCCAGCATATGCTGGAGGGTGATACTTTCTCGCAGAGCGTTTATCGTGATAGATGTGGCTGCCGTGAGATCGGCCTCGAGCTTGGGATCATCCCATTCGAGAAAGGATGCGATGCCGAGAGACGGCGAAGTGTAGACGCCTGTACCTGAGGGCACGGCGCCAGTTGGCGCAGCGAGCTGCGTGGTTGTGCCGATACTGTCCTTGAAGTCGGGGATACCGTCACCGGTTGTCACCAAAGGTGCGGATGTCCCGATACCAATAACTACGTCCGGGCCCTTCTGAGGGAAGGGGAGAGCCGATGTCGCGTAATCGAACCGCTTGCCGCGCTTCTTGATCTCGTAGTCAGCGACATCATCTGGACCGTCAGAGAGAGCGTTGACGGGGAGTGCGTCGATCAGGTTCTCATCACGGAACCATTCGTTGAAAACGAAGTTGTACGCACGAAGAGGTAGAGCTGAATGAGTCAGCTCAGCGACCTTCGGAGGAATTCCCATGTAGTCGTAAATCGACAGTTCATCGTAACCAGTCGTGACCGGTGAGATGATTTGAGGAATCGTGAATTCGGTGGGAGGAACCGAAGGATTGGGATTTTCGCCCATAAACGGGCGCCAGTTCTGCCAGATCCGACGGTTGGGAATCGCGAAGAAGAATGTGGTCGCGTAGATATTCTCCATCACAGGATGGAGAGGAGTGGCGAGTCGGAGAAGCATGGACACGTCCATAGTCATCGTATCGCCGGGAAGGATGTCCTGGTCGAGGAAGATAGGGACCAGGTCACCACCCGAGAACGTGGTCTTCAGCCCATGGGAGCGGTTGATTTGCGACCGCTGGGCAGGGGGTGTATTGGCTTGAGCGAAAGACTTCTGTCCTCGGGTGGTGGATTTCATCGAGCCTGCTCCTTGGTGAGGTACTGCTGCGCCATCTCGGTAGCTTCAGAGATAGACACAGGCGGTTCGGGCTTGTCGATGAATTGGACACCGAGACCGAGGGAAAGAGGTTGCTTCAGAGGTGTGATCGTTCCCGAGACTTCATCGGCCTGGCCGAGCTCGAAGAGACAGAAGTCTTCGGGGAACCGGTTGTACTGACTGCCGGGTTCATTGCATGCCCGGCGAAACGCGCGCGTAGCGGTTTCGGTGGTCTTCGAGAAAAGCCATTCGACGTGGGCGTCAGCTTTAGAATCGCGGATAGAAAAGACCTTCATGGCGGTAAGGCTCCTAGAGTTTTCGTTTGTTGAAGAGTTTGCTGCGAGCTTCCGCGACCAGTTCGCGGGAACGCAGCCTCTCGGGTGTTGAGTTGACTTCGTCGTGATCGGCATCGATTCGGGCTTGTTTGACCATATCGTATAGATCGGGATCCTCCTTTTCAAGCAGTTTATCGTAGTAACGAGGAACGCGGCTCTCATAGCCGCGGGTCACAGCGGTGTCAGATGGATAGAGATCCGACTTGAACCTGTCGTACCAAGCGGAGCCAATCCCTGGTCTTCGGCTCATCGTGGTGTATTCGGGGGCGCGGGCATGTTTGCCGCCCTGGTCATCGTAGACCGCGTAGTGATGGATGGCGGCCGCGCCGTTGACCTTCTTCATGATATACCGCGCAGTATAGGCAGCGGATTCAAAGGTAAGCTCACCGATGGTGGTGAAGCCTTTACCCCATGCTCGATCGAGCAATTCAGAGGTGTAAAGGGGAGCGTCAGAGGGCTTCCGGGAGGGATCGTGGTGTAACTGACGGTCATCGAGGAAGGCCCATCCAAACAGACAGAGATGGTAGTGCGGTCGAGAAAGCTCGCCGTATTCCCCGCAATGGAAATAGCGCAGCCTGCGCTTTGGTATCCCAAGATCAAGGCAGCGCTCGCCGACGTGATAGCGGAGGGAGCGCATGAATTCTTGGAAGTGCGGGAGATGAAGCGAGGCATTGTCCGGGAGGTTCTCCGGGTTGTAGGTCAGAGTCGCGAAGCAGTTAGCCTCGTGCACCTGAGCCTCGTGCATGATTCGCATCGCCCATTGCCGAGAGGATTCGAGACGACATCCCCGGCATTTGCCACAGGCGACAGTTATGGGACGATTCTGGGTGTCGTGTTCTTTCTTGCGAAAGTCCACAAGGCCCTTCGGTCCCCTACGGGCAGCGAGTGGGTGATAGCAGGGCACACTAGAGACGAAAGCCTCCGCGCATCGGGCGAGGACGGCGGTTCTTTGCATTCGTGCGCTTACCCTTTCGGTAATTGCGCTTGTTGGCCCTGGGAGAGATTCGACGTCGTCTCATCGTTTTGTCCTTTCAGGAGGGGTTCACTGGAGAGATTCTCCAGTGGGCACGTTTACATCTAGTGCAGGTAACGTGCCAGGGAGCGTCGAAGGCTCATGAATCGCCTTCAGACTTCGTGACGGCCTCGGGGCCGTCCGGCTGCGCCGGTGTTTCTGGGATGGAAGAGGGATCGCCGACGGCCTGGTACAGGCCGAGAGCGACGCCCTCTTCGTAGTTCTCTGCGGGAGTTTCGCAGAAGAGCAGGAGCTCGCGGGGATCGTTCGAAAAGCGAGCTCGTAGGGCAGCGGGGAGTTCGTAGAACGCATTGCGCGTCTCGACGATCCGCTGCCACTGAGTGTTTGCGTCAACCGAAGAGTCGAAGGCTCCGAACCTGGGTTCGATAGGGTTGACGGGGGGCTTGAAGCCCTGATGTGTGAGGCGGGACATGATCGTATTGATATTTGTTTCGTCCCGCATAGATTGCTTAGTCCGCGAAGGCTTGTCTGTGTTCCAGCCTTTGCTCGCCGGAAGATTGAGTCTGTCTTTGATCATGGTATATGCCTTTCGTTTGAATCGTTGGCGTGGTCCATGACCAGGCCGTGGGCCTTTGTTACCGGCGTCGTAGTCGTTTGAGTGTTTCGCGTTCCTGCGCAGGTGTGAGCCGCTGAGATTGCGG